CTCTGATGGCGGGAGTCCCGGTCTTGGGTGCGATGATCTTTCAGGGCTTCGAAGTCCCGGAGCGGATCAGCCTGGGCGGGCGACAGCAGCTCGTCCTACACGAGCTGCCCGGCGGCGGGCGCGTTATCGACGCGATGGGGCCAGATGAGGCACCTATACGGTGGAGCGGCATTTTCTCGGGTCAGGATGCGGCGGCGCGGGTCAGAGCCTTGGAATTGGTGCGCCGGGGCGGGGCGACTTGGCCGCTTTCTTGGGATGCTTGGCTGTTTGACGTAATCATACAAGAGTTCGCGGCTGACGTTTCGAATCCTTTCTGGATTCCGTACCGCATTACACTCTGCGTCGTGCCCGAGAGCACGAGCGATGCGATCGATGCGGCGATTGCCCCGCCAACAACGGCGGAGTTGGCGGTATGGCCTGCGGCGTCGGACTGGAATGGCCAGATCACGTCCTCGGCGGCTGGATTGACCTCATCCTCGCTTGCGGTGGCGGTCGCGGCCTCGGGTCAGCTCGCGCAGACGGTATCGGCTTGGGCGTTTAACGAGAATAACCTATGAATTCCGTGACCGTGGCCGGCGGGGACCTATTTCGTGTAGCACTCCAGACGCTCGGTGACGCAACGCAGTGGAACCGGATCGCGGCGTTGAACGGGCTCAATGACCCGATCCTACAGGGTCTGCTCACCCTTCAGCTCCCGCCGGTTGACCCGACCGCAGGAGGCGGGTTTGGCAAGTGAGGTCCGTGCGCCCCGGCTGCGGGTGACGTTGGACGGGTCGGAGCTTGCCGGGGTAATCGGTGCCGATATCTTTGCCAACAATCACTTTGGAGCGGACCGATTCCGTGTTCGCCTCGCCGCAAGCGCAACTCCCGAAGATTCCCTTCAGGTGCCCGGGGCACGGCTCGAGATCTCGGTTACCTTGGATGGAGATTGGACCAGCGTCCTGGTTGGTTTGGCGGATTGCGTGAGCTTGGACGCCATCCACGGAGTAATGGATGTCGAGGGCCGGGATCTCTCGTCGATGCTGATCGAGGCGCGGGTAGACGAGACCTTCGCTAATAGGACCGCGAGCGAAGTGGCGCAGACGTTTGCCTCCCGACATGGACTACAAGCAGACGTGGAGCAGACGACGACACCGATCGGGCGCTACTACCAGGCGGAGCATGATGTCTTGACCCTAGGGCAGTTTGCGAAGGCGACGACGGAGTGGGACCTCCTGGCCGTCCTTGCCGGACTGGAAGGCTTCGATCTCTTCATGACAGGAGCAACACTCTGCTTCGGCCCTTCGTCAAGCGACGGTGTGTTCGTCCTTCGAAAGGAGAATTGCATCACCCTGCAACTGGAACACTCGTTGACGCTCGCGCGGCAGATTGAGGTCACGGTTCGGAGCTGGGGCACCCGCTCTGGAACATCCGTGACAGAGACGGCCAGCGCAGGTAACGGGGGCACCACACTCAAACACTCCATTACGAGACCCAATCTCACGGCTGATGAGGCGCAGCTGCTGGCGAACCGGACGCTTGCCGATCTTGTGCGGCACGAGTGGACAGCAACGGCCACGATGCCGGGGGAGCTGGAGTTGAACTCCCGCAGTCGAGTTTCAGTGAGTGGGACGGGAACCGTCTGGGACCGAGATTACAAGGTTTCTCAACTGACTCGGAATTTGGATGTTCGGAGAGGGTTCACTCAGCGGATATCGTTGCAGGGTGCTGGCTAGTGGACCGCCTGCTGAACGCGTTGAAAGGGCATTCTGGAGCGCAAGATGCTGCGACAGGACAGCCGCGGTTTGGGACGGTTACCTCGGTTGATCCTGCGGCGGCGACAGTACGCGTTCAGTTGCAGCCGGAGCAGGTGCTGACGGGATGGCTGCCGCTGTTGAGCCCTTGGGTCGGAGCTGGTTGGGGATTGTCATGCCCGCCTAGTCCTGGAGACCAGGTCTTGGTACTGCCGCAAGAAGGCAATGCCGAGAACGGAGTTGTGATCGGGCGGGCATGGAGCCAGAGCGCCACGGCACCGGCCACTCCGGTGGGAGAGCTTTGGATAACCCATCAGAGCGGCAGCTACGTGCGCCTGCTCAATGACGGAACGATCGCAGTAGAGGGCGACCTGCACGTCAATGGCGACGTGTATGACAAGCACGGGTCCCTTGCAGCTCTACGGGGACACTACAACGAGCATCGCCATACGGTCCCACAAGGTGGGACGACAGGGGTACCGAACCCGCAAGATTAGAGGCCTACGATGGTGGATTTGGACGTTGGCTGGGCGGGTGACCTCGAAACATCCCCGACGGGGGATTTGGCAACCGTCTCAGGTCCGGCTCTCGGTACGGAGCGTGTTCTGAGGCGATTGCTGACCAATCCGGGAGACTATGTTTGGCACCCCGAATACGGCGCGGGGTTGGCTCAGTACGTAGGCCAGCCTGCTGATCCGGCGGCGATCAAGGCGCTGATCCTGTCGCAGATGTCGATGGAAGCAGCCGTGGCAACGACGCCTGAACCGGTTATTGCTGTGCAGTCTGATCCCGATGGGAGTCTTTCGGTGGAGATCCGGTATGCAGACGCGGACACGGCGACGCCTCAGTCCCTCACCATCAACGTCCCGGGGTCGTGATGCAGCTTTCACTGCTTGATTTCACCTCGAGCGTTCAGCGCCAGGCTTTGGCCGCCAGCGCCTCTTGCGTCCAGCTGATCGACGTCACTGTAGGAAGCGTTCTTCGGGCAGTTTTTGAGGCGAACGCGTCCGTGGGTCTTTGGGTGCAGTGGCTCGTTATGGAGGTGCTTTCGACGACTCGGGCCGCAACCAGCAATGGAGCGGACCTCGACAGTTGGGTTGCTGACTTTGGGATGTCCCGGCTGCCGGCCACGGCTGCGGCCGGCCAAGTGACCTTCAGCCGTACCACGGCCGGACTTGCCACTGTGATCCCGGTGGGAGCCTTGGCACGGACGGGAACTGACGCCAATGCACAGATTTTCGCCGTTACTGCCGACGTAACCAACTCAGCCTGGCAGGGTGCCGGGTATCAGATGTCTGCCGCCAGCTTGCAGGTGACGGTGCCGGTAGCGGCGCAGACACTCGGAAAGGCGGGCAACGTGCAAGCGGGCGCGGTCGTCATGCTGTCCAGTGCCATTCCGGGCGTAGACTCGGTCACGAATACAGGGCCGATGCAGGGTGGTTTGGATGCGGAGTCAGACTCAGCATTGCGGACTAGATTCGGCGGCTTTATAGACAGCCGAACTCGGGCGACGGCACAAGCCGTAGGGTTTGCAATACAATCGCTTCAGCAGGGTCTCACATACACAATCGCCGAAGGCGTCGATAGCTCGGGCGCGCCGAGAGCCGGCCACTTCACCGTCACGGTTGACGACGGCACTGGAGCGCCTTCCGCGGCTCTGGTGGAGCAGGTTGGCGTTGCGATCGAAGCGGTACGGCCCATTGGAGGCACCTTCAGCGTTCAACCGCCCACCGTGATCAGCGTGGACATTGAAATGCAGGTGGCGGGCCCGCCCGAGTCGCTAGCGACGGTGAGGGCGGCGGTGCTGGGCTATGTCAATGGACTAGGCATCGGAGCTCCCGTGGTGCTCTCCCGCATTTATCAGATCGCACACGACTCCGATTCCGACGTCACGAGCGTTTCGGCACTGACGATTAACGGCGTAGCTGCTGACTTGGATCCGCCTACGAACGGACTGGTCCGTGCATCGAACGTCGGGGTGACGTCGTGACGGGTGATCAGGTAGACATGGCGCAGCGCATCCGGCTGACGCTCCCGGGGCGCTGGTTTGCCGATAGTCCTCGCCTTCTGCAGGGCTTGGTTGCGGGCCTCAGCGCAGTATGGGCTCAGCTCTATACCCTTGTCCAGCTTACGAAACAGCAGTCGCGGCTGGGCACGACGACGGACACGTTTCTCGATCTGGCCTCCACGGATTTTTTCGGGGGGCGCTTGCCGCGGCGGAGCGGGGAGTCCGATGATACGTTCCGAGGGCGCATCCAGGCGACCATGCATCGGGAGCGAGCAACACGGCCCGCTCTCGTGGCTGCTGCATACGATGCCGGGTGCACGATACAGATTTTCGAGCCTGGTCGGATCGCTGATACAGGCGCCTATGGCGCGGCAGGAGGCTTGGCTTGGTGTGTAGCGGGCGGGTGGGGATCCCTTGAGATGCCGCTGCAGTGCCTGATCACGGCCACGCTTGGAGCAGGTGCGGATCAGGCTACCTTACAGAACAACGTCGTCGAGGTCTTGCCCGCCGGTGGGGTGGCCTGGGTTCGCATCAGCTCCTGAGCTCTCAGTAGGAAACATCGATGGACCGCCAGATCGTTTATCCCGGTTCGATCCCGCTCGATACCGACCTGCTTAACCTTCAGCGCAACACGATGGTCGCGTTGGGGACGCTTGCCCAGGCGGTCATAGGCACATCACCCGTAATAGACGGCCTGGCGTGCTCGCCCACGGCGTCAGGATTTGCGGTTGTGATCGGGCCTGGTAGCCTATCGGTGCAAACGTCCACCGACCTATCTGCATATGGTTCGCTGGCTGCAGATCCAGCACTCCTTGTCAAAGCGGGCATCAATCAGGACGCCGTAACCCTACAGCTCGGGGCTTGGCCGGACCAATCCATGATCTTGTGCTGGCTGGTACAAGCGTTCTTGCAGGAGGAAGATGTATCGCCCCTGGCTCTGCCTTACTGGAACGCGGCGGATCCTACAGTACCGTTCTCTGGGCCGGGCAATTCGGGGGCGACGCAACCGACCCAGCGGGTCGCTCGCGTTGGCTTGTCAGCCAAATCGAGCGGCCCCGTACCCGGCGGCACAGTAGTTACGCCTGCTCCCGATCCGGGCTGTATCGGCTTGTACCTCGTGACGACGTCGTCATCGAAGGCGGGAGTCGATGCTGAGGACATTCAGGCTCTCCCGAGTGCGCCATTTCTGCCTTTCAAGCTGCCGAGTTTAACCCCTGGCTTTAGCCGGCAGCAGTTGATTACCGGCAATATGACTTGGACCGTGCCGAATGGCGTTCGTCTCCTGCGCGTGCGTCTGGTTGGCGGTGGGGGCGGCGGCGGTGGGGGCTCCGCTAGCTTTGGCGGGGGTGGAGGTGGTGCTGGCGGTTATGCGGAATCGATCCTCGCCGTGCAGCCTGGCCAATCCTACCCGATCACGATCGGAGCGAGCGGGTCGGCCTCGCCGCCGAACACGACCGGAGGAACGGGAGGAGCGTCGAGCTTCGGATCCGTCGTGGCTGCCTCCGGCGGCCAGGGTGGGGGTTCCGCCAACCCTGACTCACATGGCGGCGCGGGGGGCACCGGGACGGCGGGAGGTATTCTTCTCGTCGGCGGCATGGGCGGGGATGGCGCTATGATCGGCGGCGTGCCCGCGGGCAATGGCGGGTGCGGCGCGTTCGGTGGTGGTGGGCGGGGAGCCAATATGGGGGGCGCTCCAGCCGATGGAAAAGCGGCGGGCTCTGGCGCGGGTGGCGGCTACGGAGCGAACGCTTCGGGTGGGGTCGGAGCCAGCGGGCTCGTCATCCTCGAGTATTAGCTCGACAAAAGGACGGCTTCGGCAAATCCGGTCACTTGCGCCAGCAATCAGGCGCATTGCTTAACGACTAGGAAGAAGTGCTGATGGCAACGACGGCAAATCATGTTTGGCGGCCGAGTGCCTCGCGCGTGCTCGTATTGGACGGCTTTATCCCCGGCCCGCGCGGGCTTCCCATGCGGCCCGCAGGACCCCTGCGGTGGCCGCCAAAGGACCCCGCCGATGTTCTGGACTACCAGTTCGACATCGCTCCGGCGCTGGCGGGGAATGACGGGGACACAATATCCACTCTCGACATCCTGATCGATCCTTCTGACGACGGTGATCTATCGGTCGCGTCGGCGGCTGCTGACGGCGCGCGCGCCGTGCTGTGGCTGCAGGGCGGTCAGGATGGAACGACCTACACGGTGACGTTGACACTCGGGACCCAGGCAGGACGAAGTCTCACCAGGTCGGTTCTACTCCCGGTCATTGCGATGTCAGCCCAGGCCACCACGGTGCTAACTACCGAAACGGGCTCGCCGCTTACGGACGATAGCGGCAATGCACTCGACCTGAGCTGACAAGACACGTGCTTTCGGTTCGATGACGCTCTGACACGGGCTGCCTTCAGCAGCCGCTTTCCACATCGGAGACTTGTATGCCGACAATCAAGCAATTGCCGGTGGCGACGTCTGTCGCCGGCACGGATGCATTGCCGGTCAGCCAGAACGGCTTCACCCGAAGCGTGACGCTTGGCACCCTGCTAAGCGGTACGCAGCCGACGATCGCGCTTGCAAGCGGTAATCTGCTGGGCCGAGTGTCAGCCGGATCAGGTGGGCCGGAGTCGATCGCATTGGCAACCGGTGTAGCGTTTCAGTCGAGCGGTTTGATCGCCACGGGACAGGACCACGTCAGCTTCGCGCAGTCCACCGCATTGCTGCCAGGTGACGAGGTGGTGGTGAACAGCGGCGCGGCTCCAAAACGCCTTGCTGCGACGCAACTCCGTAGCCTGTTTACCGCCGGGTCGGGGGTCCAGATCGACTCGAATGGAGTGATTTCCTCCACAAACTCCTCCGTGGCCGCAACCCCTGCGACGACCACCGTGCTTGGTGGGGTAAAAGCAGGTGTGGGGCTTGCTGTCGCTGCTGACGGCACACTCAGCGTTGCAGACGTGTCGGCCGCGACAGTTACGCCATCGGGGGCGACCGTTTCGAGAACCGTAAGCGCGCGGCTGGGGGACGTCGTTTCCTTAAAGGACTTCGGCGCCGCGGGTTATGTGCCCGGCTCGGGTGGGGACGATCTACCTGCGTTCACCGCGGCGCTGACCCGATTAACCGCCGTCGGCGGCGGGCGCTTGGTCATTCCGTCTGGAACTTATCGAGTCTCCGGGTCAATTATCCCTCCGGTCGGAAGCGGGTTGGTGCCGATGGAGATCGTCGGGCAAGGAGATGCAACGGTTATCGTACCGTCAGCCGTGATGGCGGGAGTCATGACCGTCGACGAAGGCAACATTCTTTTAGCTGATTTGGCCTTGAGCAACATAAGCAACCTGGCAGGCGCAGGCCTCGTCGTTACAAAAGCGCTTGACAATTCACGATGCGAGTTCGATCGGCTAACTTTCTCCTCGTTTACCAAGGGAGTGTGGGTTCAGAACGGTGACGTTCTGCATTTTAACCGGCCTCGTTTCATCGCATGCGGCACTGCCTTTGCGATCGACAACGGGATGCTTAATAGCAGCATTGCCGAGATGTACGCCCTCGGGGGAAATGGCATCGACATCGCAGTCCCAACGACGCAACAGCCAGAAGGGCTGCACGTTATTGGTGGAAAAATCCTCCCGAGCACGACGGGATCGTTCGGAGTCCGCGTACGTTCGGGGCTCGAGATCTCCTTTTCGGGCGTCGTCGTGGACCAATTGGCAGCCGCGGGCGCGAATGGGTTCCTTGTCGATAGTAGTGGCTTTGCCGTGCGTGCGATCAAGATCGCAAGCTGCTGGACTGGGATCAAGTCGGGCAGCACGGGCACAGGCAGCGGAATCAAACTGGTTGGAGCTGCAAGCGAGCAGATCCACATCGATCAGCACACCTTTGACAGCCATGGCGCTTACGGGCTTGAGGTTAACGGCGGGGCGGGGGTCGTACTCGACCTTTCTGTAGCGCACTGCCGGTTTAAGAATAACACGTCCGGAGATGTCTCGCTCCAGGCTTGCCGTGCCATCTTCCTCGGCTGCGACCTCATGCACGCCACAAACTCGGTCGTGACCGCTGGAACTCAGGTCCAGGTGATCGGAGTCGGAAATCGGTTCGCCGCGAATCCTCAACTCGGGACGATACCGGGCGGCTTTTATGCCGCGAACACCGGCAACACGAACGACAGCCTCGACGGAATCAGCGTCGGGGTAAATGTGCGTGCTCCGGTTATGGCAGCGAACAGCCTGGACATTCTCACGAGCGGCATATTCCGTGGCAGTGCCACATTTGCTAGTGGGCTTTCCGTCAGTGCAGGGGGGATGACCGTCACCGGAAACGTCGGACTTACGGGCCTGCTCTCGGCAACTGGGACGATATCAGGCAGCAACTTCGGTAATGGCTCCGGAGACCCGACCGGCGCTGTGGCGGCCACGCCGGGGACGGTTTACCAGCGGTTGGCGGCGTCCGGGTCGCTGCTCGATCACGAGTTGTGGGTCAAGAGCTCCGCGGCCGATACCACCGGATGGCACGCCATTGCCACTCAGGATTACGTGTCACGGAATTCCGCGTCGATGCTGCCGAATGCGCCAGTGACAGCGCTGTACGGCGGGACGGGCGGAGCGGGCACGGCACAGGTGGTGATAGTCGGCGCCAATTTGTCACTTGTCAACGGAGTGTTGTCGGGAAGTGGCGCGGGCGGAACTACAAATCCGCCGGGGGGGACGGCGGGTCAGCTTCAGGTTAATAATGGAGCGAGCGGGTTCTCGGGGATCGCCGTTTCGGGCGACGGAAGTATCACGTCCAGCGGCGTATTGACGGTCACGAAGACGAGCGGTACCGCCTTCGGAACTGCAGCCACCCTCAATGTCGGCACCGCAGCAGGCACCGTCGCTGCCGGGAACGACGCTCGGTTCGTTGGAGCCGTAACACCCCTCGTGATCGACGGCGCATCGATCCCCGGTTCAACGGCTTCGCCGTATGCCATGCAGACCGGCGACTATGTGGTGAACGTAAATAAGAGCACAGGCGCCGCGACCGCCCTCACTCTCCCCGTAAATCCGACTGTTGGCCGAACCTACTATATCGTCGACGGGAGAGGAGATGCTGGCACCAACAGCATTACCATTAGCGCGCAGGTGGGAGGGAACATCAGCGGCGCCTCTACCTTCGTCGCAAACGCGAACTATGACGGCATCACACTGCTGCCATTATCCGCGACGGTTTGGAGGCTCGTGTAAATGACCTGGCGTCCAGGAATACTGAACAACTTACCGACTGCCGCTACGACCGTTCCGGTAACGGATAGCGGCTCCGGCAGCGTCGGGGTAAGTGTGCTCTATGCACGGGCCGATCACCAGCATCCAGTGGATGTCACGCGTCTTGCTGGAACGAACAATCTCTCTGATCTCGCAAACGTGGCAACTGCACGGACCAACTTGGGCCTTGCAGTGGTCGCTGCTTCGGGAAGCTACTCCGATCTAACAAACAAGCCGTCGATCCCGGTCGCGGGCGCTGCGCTTCCAACTATGAATGGGGCAGCTTCGGCAGGTACCGCGACCACATGGTCGGCCACGGACCATGTGCATCCATCGGATACTAGCCGAGCGCCTCTTGCATCGCCGGCGTTCACGGGGACGCCCACCGGACCGACTGCCGCAGCAGGCACGAACTCCACCCAGCTTGCCACCACGGCATTTACCCAGGCACTGGTCTACGGAGCGATCCCCGCTGCCGCGGGCCTATTGCTTGGGGGATCGGGCACGCCAGGATCGGCAACTTCGGTGTCGCTCGGCCCCGGCCTACAGGTCTCGAACGGCTCACTCGCCGTCTCCGCGCCACGGGTGATTACGTCCTCGGCAAATGCGACCGTGCAGGCGACGGATGGGCTGATCGTCTTCAATCGGACCGCCTCTCCTGCTGCGCTGACGCTGACTCTCGAGGCGAGTCCTGTGGCGGGCGTTCAGCATCGCATAAAGGATATGGCCGGCAATGCCGGCAGCTATCCGATTACCGTCGTTGCTGCTGGAAGCGGAACTATCGATGGGCAAACAAGTGGGATCGTGCTGAACGCCAGCTACGGCGCGATCGCGGTCGAGTTCAACGGTCTCGAGTGGAGCCTGGTCTAGCATGAGCTACCAACTTCTTCCTACGGGGACCGCGGGTAGCCCAAACGTCTCCGTCCTTACGGTCCAGGGCAGCGCGAGCGGTACGGCGCTTCCAGTCTCGTTGGTTGGGGCCGCAACCTCCGCGAACCAGACAGCACTGAACGGGGTCGTTGGCGGCCAAACCGATGCGGCGTTCACGGGCGGAACCGCGACCTCGACACTCTCGGCCCTGTTGCGGGGGATCTACAACTCCACCGTTGCAACGACGAACGCCATTTCATCAACCAGCGTTGTGCCGCCCAGTCCCACCTTTGTGGCGACGACGTCGGCCGGGCCGAGCCTCGCGTTGAAGACCTCGGCAGGGAGCCTCTATTCAGCCAACGCGGTGGCGGGGAGTACTGCTGGTTATTTGTTGCTCGTCGATGTGGCTTCGGTCCCCCCTTCGGGGACAACGGTGACGCCGAAACAGGCTATCTATCTGCCGCCGAATGCGTCAGGCGGCATCAGCTTCCAGCTCGGGCTGCAGCAGCCGTTCCTCAACGGGGTGATCGCTCTGTTCTCGTCTTCGATCTATACCTACACGCCGGTCTCTGCGGCGTTCATTGAGGGGATCGTTCAGTGATGCGCCGTTTGATTTTGGCGGGCGTGCTTGCGCTCGCGCCTGTGGCTGCTCACTCGCAGTCGATGGGCGGTGTGCTTGGTGGGACCGGGGCACTCAACTATACGTGGCACAAGGCGACGTTCTGCGCTTCCGGGTGCGATTACTCCGGAACGACATGGACCGTTCCCTCTTCTGGGGTCGAGGTGGTCTGGATCGATCTCGTCGGCGGCGGCGGCGGCGGTGGCGGCGGCAATGCGGCAGGTGGGGCGGGCGGCGGTGGTGCCGGTGGCACTTACATCCCAAATATGGCCATGCCGGTGGTGGCCGGTGCAACGCTGACCATTACGGTCGGTTCGGGTGGCGTTGGGGGAGCCGTCGGCTCCAATGGGACCGCGGGTACGGCGAGCTACGTATCTGGCGGTGCAGCGAGCATCGCGAGCCTCTAGGCCTCCTTCGGCGCCGGCGGGAGCGCGGGCGGTGTCGCGGCCGGTGGCGCGGGTGGATCCAGCGTGCAGCAGACTGGGGGCATCGGCTCGATCATCTCGAACGTCGCTGGCGGGGCGGGCGGAGCGAATGGAGCGGGCGGAAACGGAATCCAGCAGGCCACCGCGATCGGCGCCATCGTCCCTGGCGGCACGGGGGGCGGGGGGGCAGGCACCAGCGGTGGTAACGGGGGTTATGGTCGGTCCTATTGGGTCGATGCGGCAGGTGGCTCCGGCATCGGCGGCGGCTCGGGCGGAGGTGGACCATATTGCGCTGGTGGCGCGGGAGGTGCTGCTGCCGCGGTCGGTAGCGCGCCGGCTTCGACCTGCTACGGGTCAGGCGGGGGCGGCGGTGGCCAGAACGCGGTAGGCGGCAACGGCGTCGGCGGGATCGTCATCCTGCGGTGGTTCGGAGCGGCCTCGTGACGGCTTTCGGCTTGCAATTTAGCGCTCCAGATAAGATCTCGCGCTGGCCCGCTATCCCGTTCACGTCGGGACGACTCTGGGGCGCAACCTGGGGCGGCGCTATGACGAACTGGGCCGGCGTGCAATCCCAGAGCGGCACCTACTCGTGGTCGGCACTTGACAACCTTGTCGCGCTCTACCGCAGCAAGGGCTTGATCTATCCGCTGATGTACACCTTCGGCTACACGCCCGGGTGGGCTAACGGCAACGCCTCCCGGTTCACGCCGCCTACCAGTATTCAAGACATGAAGAACTTCGCGACAGCGGTGGTCGGCCGTTACGCGACCC